TGACATAGTCGAAGGTGAACTAATCTTCCCAGGTCAATCACACTTAATAGATGCGAGTCTATACAACCAAGTGACAGTAGATGGTCCTAGAATCTTGACAAAGTTCTTTGACATATTACTTGCTAACTTTGAGGAAGTAGATGTTACATGGGTAATAGGCAATCATGGTAGCTTAGGTGGTAGAGCTAGAAAAGATTATCACCCAGACAGTAATAGCGATAGAATGCTAGGCAAAATTATGTCAATGATATATGACAATGAGAAACGTATAACATGGCAGATACCTACAGGAGACGAACATTGGTTTGGTATTGCAGACCTTGGTAAAAAATGTAGGTTCTTTGTATGGCATGGTGACAATGTAAGAGGTCATGGTGGATTTCCATGGTATGGTTTTGGTAAGAAACTATTAGGTTGGAAAGCATTAGCAGCAGCTAAGTTAATGCCTGACTTTGATTACGCTATAGCTGGACACTTTCATACACCTACAACAATGTACGTTAATGACATACGCTTGTGGGTTAATGGTAGTACTGAAAGCTACAACACTTATGCACAAGAACAGCTTGCTAGTATGGGTAGACCATGCCAGTACTTGTTGTTTGCTAAGCCAGGTCAAGGCGTAACTGCTGAATACCTTGTAAATTTAGAAGATGCATGAGTATAATAAGTATATGGCTAACTTAATTGTCAAGTCTAAATGGAAGTTAACGAGTATAGAATACTCTGGTCTAGGTGATAGACCGCAAGTTATACTTACTAATGACCAAGGTGACGTAAAGTTAATACCTCTTGAACGTGGTATAACTAACATTGCGAAGCTAGTAGACTTGAATACAGAAGAAGAATAGAAACTTCTTTCTGCCTCGGGCTTATGCTTTCGGCAGAAAGTAGTAAAAGAAAGGACAGTTATGAATAATAACGTTGACTTGTTATCCCCATTTCCACAGGAGCTAGTAAAAAAAGCACCTGCTGGTAAGTTCGGGGACTATGTACCACACGCTAATTATGTAGAAAGACTACGTGATAGTGGTGTAACATACTCCTGGAAGTGTAAACCTGTATACGGTACACACAACGGAGAGAAAAGAATAGTCGGTGCTAAAGGTACTATAACCATAGAAGGTATGGGTAGTTACGATGGCTTCGGAGATGTTGATACCTTTAAGCTTGGCAATGCTAAGTTTAATGACGGTAACAATCTTAAAGACGCAGAGTCTGATGCATTCAAACGTGCATGTATGCGGTTCGGTCTAGGTGTAGAGCTATGGTCTGGTAGTAAACAGACAGAAGAAGAAGCTACATCTATTGCACCTGATGGTTACACACAAGAGCAAGCAGACAAAGATGCTATGGTAGAAGTTACCAAAGTAGATATGCGTTTAAAAGAAAACAAAATGTCTAAAGAAGATAAAGCTGCAGCTGCTGCAATCATGGACAGTATCTTAGGTACTGAAGCATGAGTCAAGATGTACAGTTTATAGCAGAAACAGTGCAAGGTATTACTGCTAATGTAGAATCACCAGAGACTCTTAACAAGATACTTGGTTCTGCAAATCAGTATGCACAATTAAAGAAGTTACCTGCAGATAAAACAACATGGACAGATGAACAGTTAGATATGTATTTTGTTTACATAGAAAAACTTGTTGATATGCCTACTGTTGTTACGCAAGAATCTTTTGATATGATGTCAATAGAAGAAAAGCTAGGTGCAGTAGGACTTGAAGTAAAAGATAGTACAGAGCCAGGTGTACAACCAGCTGGTGACATGCTAGGAGGCGTAGTTAAAAAGATGGAAAAACAAAACAAATACAGAGATGACCTTACATGTCCTTTCTGTAAACAAATGGTGTACGATAACCGTAACAGTAAACGGTCAGAGAAAAGTCCAGACTTTACCTGCAGCACTAATGACCCTGTAATATGCGGAGGACATAGTGGTAAATGGCGTAAGTCTTGGTGGCTTGATAACTCAGACCTACCTAAAGAGTGGAACTTAGATGGGGAAGTCGAGACAGCACCAAACAATGCTGGCGATGACTTACCAACACCATACTAAAGAAAGGATAATTATGATACCTAGTGCATTTAGAGGTACACTTGTACCCGCATATGTAAAAAGTAAAACACAATTAGTTGCATGGGCGTTAGAGGAGTTTCAAAACTCAGACCCTATAACTAACTGGGAGTTTGTAAGAGAGTTATATTGCCATAGATTTGGCGGAATACTCTTTAACCTACGACAAGAAGGTTATGAAATTACAACACTTAAAACAAAAACAAAGGGCTTAGTCAGTTACTACTGCACTAAAGTACCTACGAGAACTACCATTAGCTAATGATAGAATATATTTTAGCAGCGTGTCTGTGGGTAACAGCACCGACACCTGCTGAATTTACTGCGTATCGTGAGTGCCGAGAAACACAGTATATGGTGTACAGTGTAGAACAATGGTTACCCACAATACAAAGTTATTTTAAAGATGAAGACGTTGTTCGTGCTGCAAAGGTTATCTTCTGCGAAAGTAGTGGACGACCTACAGTTGTGGGACAAAACACTGACGGTACGAGTGACGTTGGACTCTGGCAATTTAATGACAACACTTGGTCTTGGTTAAAACAAAAGCTTAGTATAATAGGTAAGAGAACAAATCCAGAAGTTGCTACACGTTACGCAGCTTGGCTTATCTACAATGATGGATGGCATCACTGGAACTCAAGTAAACATTGTTGGGGAGGAAACTATGATGTATAGACAATACGAAAAAATACTAACGAAACACAAAAAAGATATAGACAATTTATTAAATCTAACATGTGAACTTTGTAATAAAAGTTATGTTACAACTTGGGACGAAATAAAATATTGTCCTAGTTGTATAGATGATTTAGAACACGAAGTTAACAAGGAAATGTTTGATGAATAAAAAAATTAATATAGACAAACTAAATATATTTAATCACCCTAGATACATGAAAGTATGGGCGCAACAATTTAGTAAAGCATGTGGCAGTGATACATTTAACGTAGCACCAGACACAATAACATTAAGATACTTGATGGAAAAGTTTGTAAAAGATTACAATTTTCATCTTGAAGGATTAGAGGAGGAATAACTATGGGCAATACATTTAAAGCATTTGCATCTAAAGAAGCTAGAGATGCAACAACAGACCTAAGTGATAGAGAAAAGTTTAGAGCTTGGGAGCAAAGTAAAAAAGATTTAGCTAAGACTATAAATAAATTTGGTGGTAAAAGATTACTAGGTTTAACAGATAAAGATGTACCTATCTGGGCATCATATACTATAGATAGAGAAACACTTGATATAAAAGTAAAACTATCACATGATATAGAAACTATACGTAACTCAAAGCTATGTCCTAGACGTGTAACTGTAGCTAACGGTGAGCAGATGCCAGACATAGAGTTTGCTATGAGACCTAAGACAGCTAAAGATATGGGTGAAGTTACACAAAATACATTACGTTATATAGACAAATTGTTTGGTATGGCTGAGTCTAGTATAGGTAAAGTCAATGGCAAATGTAGTACGCAACTGTTTATGATGGTATCAAACGTAGCATATGAAGGTTCATCAAAAGAAAATAAAGTTAGATGGAACGACATTATGCAAACATGGGACATGCCTTCAGGGAAATACCTAACAGTATATGGATAATGTACCTACATACAGACCCTTACCTAAGTATTTAACTATACAACCTAGCAAGATAGAAGGTCTAGGTCTGTTTACTATCAGGGCTATACGTGATTTAGAAACAAGTATAGGTGTAACGCATGTCTTTATGGATGACAAAGGACAGGTAATACGTACACCTTTAGGAGGATTTATAAACCATAGCGACAATCCTAACTGCGAAGTAAAACGTATGCAGGGTACTTATGTTAATCATTTGTTTCCTTTACGTCCTATTAAAGCTAACGAAGAAATCACACTTAAATATAGTATGTACAGTATTGATGAGTGATATAGCACCGATACGAGAAGAAGCCTTTAGAAGGGCTGGAAACGTCTGTGAGTGGGCAAATTGTGACAGTAATAAATGGTTAGAGCTAGCACATTTAAAAGATATAGGTATGGGTGGCAACAAAGCACGCAAATATAATGTAGATAATACAGCTGTATTGTGTAAGTGGCATCACGATATATACGATGGACGACAGTCTATGGGTACTAAGGTAGCGTACAGAGAACTACTAGAAGGATATCTAGATAGACATTCAGGTGTCAGTTAATTATTTATTAAAAGCTTTAAAGTTTTGTAACTTACGATTAAAGTCAGCAGCTTTTTTAAGCTGTGCTTTTTGTTTAATGTAAGCTTTATCTGCAGTTCTATACGCAGCATCAGTAGGAAAACCAGGGTCTTGTCCAAATTGACCAATCATTTTTTCCATACTCTTTTGTTCTTTATAAGCTTTAGTATGTGAAGCAATAGCTTTATCTCTAATAGCAGTATGTTGTTTCATACGTTTATTAAGTTCTTGTTTACCAAGACCTAAGTAACCAGCACCAACTATTATATCTTTAGATATTTTTTTCATTTACTTAACTTAGTACCAATGTTAGCACGGTTTCTATCTTCCCATACAGGTACTAATGGTTCTAAAAGTTCTTTTGGTCGGTCTTTTATTAAACCTCCAAAAACAGATAACTGCAACATAGTATGTGCAACATTTACGTAATCTTTTATACCAGGTTGTTTTTTACGTGGTGTTCTTGATGTATATTTATCTACTCTATCGAGTGCATGCATATCACCTCTACCTTTAAGGGTATAATTTAAATCCTTTAAATCTGGATTCTTTGATTTTTTACCTTTTCTCATTACTTACTAATTGTTATTTGTTTCTTTGCATATGTTTTAATTACTGCAAGTGCAGCACCGCCACCAGCTAACGCAGCTAACTGAAGTACTTCAGCATCTACACCAACTAGAGGAGCAACTGTTAACGCACCTATGAACGCCTCGACAAATGTCCAGGAAGTTCTTTCTAACATATCTTTTAATTCATTACTCATTTTGTAACTCCAAGCGTCATTCCAAGGAGTCCACCACACGTCTTTCTTAAACGTCCCATCAGATTTTCTTTGTCTTTTATTCCTCGCAAACATTATTTATTTTTATTAATGATACTAGCAATACCTACAGCACCTAGTGTTGTAAGCAATTTGCCTTTACCTTTGCCACGTCCACGAATTTTATTTAATCTTTCTAGTTGGTCAGCAACTATTTTAGCACTACGAGGTGTAGCACCTTCAGCAATAGCTTTGTTATAACTTTCTAGATAAGACTTAGATTCTGTAGTAGCAGGTTGACTTACTACTTGTTTAGGAGCATCAGGTGTCACAGAACTAACTACATTACCACTAGCTTTTTTACCAGAAAATTTACCTTTAGGTACTTGTCCTCTACGTTCTGCTATACGATTAGGAGGTTGTTTGTATGGTTGTATGTTACCTTTACTGTCTACACCTGTGTATAACTTATAAGGTTTACCTGTAATAGGGTCTACTTTACCCATACCCGCAGCAACTGTTTCTTTTAAACTACCAGATGTTGCAGATGTATTATCTATTGCAGCTTTATCTATAGTTTTAGATTGATTAAGTTCTTGACCTATATCTATTTTAGACATTGAAGATTTAGATTGTGAGTATTCACCTTTTGTTGTTTTAGCTTTAGGTAATTTTTTTTCTTGTAATAATTGTTGGTCTATCTGTGCATATGCACCTTTAATACCTGGTGAATTATCACCTTTAGGTGTTTTAGGACTAGGTCTTACATCTTCAGCTGCTAATTCTAAATCCATTTCGCTAAGTTTACCTTTACTTGCTTGTTGTATTCTAGATTTTAAAGCTTCGGTTTCGTAAGATACACCAAAAGTATCTTGTTTAGATTTAGTAACAGCCATAGCATCAGACAACATACCTTGATATCCTTTAATCATACCTTCAGCTTTCATTATTCCAGGTGTATCACCTGTTCTCATAGCTACATCAAGCTTATCTATTTGTGCATCGATAAGACTTTCTATAGCATTTTCATCAGCAAGTTCTGCACCTATAGCTTTTATTTGTTCTGATTGAAAAGGTATTTCATCTAGCTTTGCATAGTCAACTCTACCTGAATCAGTAATTGCACTACGTCCATACTGTGTAGGACTAGGATTAGGTCCAGGAGTAATAGAACCACCACGGTTTACTTTGCCACCAGGAACGATATCGTCTATATCTTCACCAATATATTTATCTTGTTTGTTTTTTAAAGGGTCAAAACTATCTGGTTGGTAGTCATTGTCACCAGACATGTCAATCATTTCTGAGTAACCATCATCAGTTTCATTATTAAACTTACTTTTAAAAGGTATATTTTTCATTAATCAATCTTTCTGCCGTCTAGTTTAGCAGACATTACTTGAATTTCTCCACTTATCTCTGATAATTTATCCATTACTGAGCCTGCAAGTATGACATCATCAGTAGATTTATTAGATATTTTTTTAACATCACCATCATAATCTATATATGTTACCTCTACATCTAATCCAGCTTCTATTGCAGCTGACACACGTGGGTAAACAAACTTATATGCGTCAACGCTACTACCAATGAATCCATCTTTAGCTATACGGTTGTTAGTTTGTGTGTTACCAAGTATCAAACAGCCAGCAGTATGCTCATCGGTATTACCTGTATGCCATAATATATACTCAAATCCAGGTACATCTTGTACATGTATCATGCCTTTATGAAAGGTATCACCGTATTTACCTAAGTATTTATTATGGAATCCACCTTCTTCACGTAGTTTAAGCTTGTATGTACCAGCAGGTATACGTGTTTCACCCCAAACTTTTACATCACGTTGCTCATCTTCTAATGTGTATGCTAGAAATGTACGTGTGTTATTGTCAACTTCAAACAACATACCTGATGTAGAGTCTTTACCACTGCTAACTCTAAGTACTTCGTATTTCATTTCTTTTTAATTTTTTTAACTTTACCATTTGCAGTACGTGCAAACTTATGTGTTTTAGTTTCTCTAATTAATGTACCATAGTGGCGTTTACCACCCCACATCCAACTTACTTTAGCCATCTGCTTTACTCATCCATTTCTTACACCAAGCAAATTCTTGTACTACTGCATTCCATACAGTACAGTTTCCAGATGGTTGATAAGCCCCACAATTAAGACAATTCTGATTACCATTAGGGTATAACTGATAAGCTGACGGGAGATTATCAATATCGTTTTTTTGGTTTATTGACATTATTCTTCTTCCGTTTCGATTTTTTTGGCATATACTTTTATCCTTTTATTATAATCTATACAACCTAGATTAGTACACATCTTATAAGTTTTAAAGAACTCTAAAGATTTATTACAAGACTTACAGTCTCTTGTTACCACTTAGCTTTGTCTGCCCAATAAGCTGCAGACATCTTACCTTTTTTAATATTAGAAGCATGTCTAGCTTTAAAAGAACTTTTCCTAGCTTTTTCTTTAGCAGACTTAGGGTTTTTACCTGCACCTTTAACACCTTGTTGACCGAATCTAATTAGTTTCAGTGTATGTCCTTCTTGTGCTAGTACCATATGTGATTTAGTTTTATGTCCAGGTGTACGTTTAGGTTTATTAACACCAGATAATCCGTGTTTTTTTAATAATGATTTTTTTCTTGCTTCATGTGACATGTTACTTTCTCCATCCTAAAGTTATTAACCATATGCCTAATGTAATTATGGTAGCTAATCCTGTTACTTGTTGTGCTGAACCTGTCAATGTAAGAGTAGCAATAACTAAACCAACAAGAGTCCAGCTAAGGTTAAGTGTTTCCTTAATTGCATCTATTACCCAGTTACCTAGTTTTTTAAACATTGCCTCTCCTATAAATGAAAGCAGCCATAGTAGCTATTCTAGTTAAAATTACAGGGACTACAACTTCTTGAGCTTTTTCTTTTTGGTCAGTAGTCATGTCATTACCTATGTCACTAAAGTTTATTTCTTGTATGTCAATGTCTATAAACGTTTGTATTGGGTTATCTATAAAGGTTTCAAACTGTACCTCTGTTACAACATCAGCTAATGTATAGTTCTCAACATCTGCATTTTGTACAGCACGTTCAACATATTCTTCTACAGCTTCTGCTATAACTTCGTCATCTTTTACAGACTCAGCAATAATAGCTACATCCTCTGCTTCTACTTGTAATACTTCAGCAACAATTTCTACCTGTTCTTCAGTAAGCTCTGCAACATCTGCTATAGCTTCCTCAACAACCTCTTGT